TGCAGCAGCAGACCTCAGTGTATTGATCGACATCCAGACACAACCAGCAGATACTGCTGTTGCTGTTGGTGCTTCTCTATCGCTGGTCCTCGCTGCTACCGCTACTCCACCTGGCGATGCTTCCGTCCTCACCTATCAGTGGCAGAAGAAGTCTGGTCGTTCCTGGAAGAATATCTCTGGTGCTACAAGCACTACATTCGATATTGCTACCTATGCTGACACTGATGCTGGTTCCTACCGCGTCAAGATCAACTCCACCAACGGTGCTACCGAGAAAATCTCCGACACTGCTGTTGTAACTACTGCGTGATAAATGTTTATTAATGAATTGACTCCAGAAAACTGGATGTTCTTTGCTATTCAAAATTATAATAATCCTCAGTCTGTTACCTATAGTGACTTTGAGGAGGATCTAAATAGAATCAGATACATCAAACGTTTATTCAAACGATATGAAACAAGTGGTGAACTAAAAACTCACCTGATCTTAAATCATATTATTGTAATGTATAATGTATTTGGTGACGCTGCAACGCCTCTGCTTTTCTATAAGACAGAGGCGACGCATTGGAATTATCTCAAAGCATTTATGCTTTTCTTAGAAAGATTACCCGATAGTTTAAACAACAACGTAGATCAAGAATGTCTGAGTCAACTGAATCTAATCTGAATGAAATGATGGCAGGAGACGGATCAGGTCTCTCAATGCCACCTGCGTTTGTATTTGTCAACACAAAGAAGCGCAGAACATATAAAGGCAAGGCAGATAAAGTTGATGGCAGAACTAAGGGTGCTAAATCAATGCTCTCCCGTATCACTAACCGAAAGAAAATGAAAGAAGAACTAGAAACCCAAACTATTTCTGAAGCAGTGCCCTCGGAAACTGAGAGAGCACAGAAGCAGATCCAGCAAGGCAAGAAACTAAATCGCCAGAAGGATATGCAGAAGAAAAAGAAGGAAGCAAAAGAAAAAATGCAGTCCAAGACATCAGAAATGGACGTTCTGATGAAAGCACGTTTGTCTGACTTCAAAAAGAAAGCAGGCGAGCAACAGAAAAAAGTCCAGAAAAACTCTTTTGAAATGACAGGTGACACTATGATTCATGAAAACACTGACGCACTAGAAGTTGCACTCCAGGTTGCAACCCAGGAACTCAATCCTACTGGCGAATCTTCCTTCGCAAAGATTGATTTTTCTGATGGAACCTCCCAGAACCTAGACAACTTCTCTGCCAAGCGTATTGCTGCGTGCTATGCACAGTTGGATGAACCCAAGCAACAGCAGTTCCGTTATATGCTAAACAAAGATGCATCGACTTATCAGTCAGCACTTGACTTCGCAGTGAGAAATGTCTAATGGCGTGGGGTCTTGGTAAATTAGCAGTCTTAGAATCAAAACTCAACATTTATGAAGATCTCTCCAAAGAGATGCTCGACAAACTCGAAAAAGCAGTAGGAACTATCTCAGATAACAGCAACAAAATTGCTATTATCTTGGAGCGTCATGAGAATAGGTTGGATGAAGGCGAAAGATCCGACAAACTTATTCTTGGTATGCTCCAAGAGATGAAGGATAGACAGGAAAAAGATAACGAACTGATCCATCAAAGAGTATCCACACTACAGAAGAAAGTAGAAGTGAATGCCAAGTTTGTGATCGGTGCTGGTGCAGTGCTGGCAACCGTTGTGGCAATATTACAAGTGGTCCCACCTATGGTAAAGGTATTGACCCCTACCAGTAATGGTGCTATCATGGGTGAAGTGATGCCACCCACTCGTGAGTTATCTTGACACAAAATATATTGGTCTTGTCTCACCACAACTGAGTAAGTTCACGCGGAAGAACGATAGAACGTATAACTTCCGATGTCCATATTGTGGTGACTCAAAGAAGCATACAAATAAGGCACGAGGTTACTTCTTCAAGGTGAAGAACGACTTCGTATACAAATGCCATAACTGTGGTGTGGGTAGAACCTTTACTAACTTCTTGAAGGATCAGAATATACTCCTTCATGATCAGTATGTCATGGAAAGATACCGTGATGGACTGACTGGTAAAGGAACTCAGACACCAGATCCAAAGTTCAACTTCAAGAAACCTGTCTTCAAAAAGAAACAAGCAGTAGATCTTGAAAAAATCTCAGAACTAAATAAAGAACACCCCGCCCGAGACTATCTTGAGCGTCGAAAAATTAAAGATTTAGCAGCATTTTATTACTGTCCAAAGTTCAAGGACTGGACGAATCAGCAGAAGAAGACGTTCGACAATTTACGTCAAGATAGTGCCAGAATTATCATCCCATTAAGGGATAACGATGGTAACATGTTCGGTTACCAGGGAAGATCTCTTGCGCCCAAAGCAAAGATCAGATACATCACAATTATGCTAGATGATTCCAAACCCAAGGTGTATGGGTTGGATCGAATTGACCCCTCGCGCCCTGTATATGTCACAGAAGGACCATTTGACAGTCATTTCATTGCCAACGCTATTGCTATGTGTGGTAGCGATGTTAACCTTAGCGGTTACAATTATAGATTCATATACACCTTCGACAACGAACCACGATCGAGAGAGATTGTTGCTAAGATTGAGGCAGCGATCGGGAGCGGACACAAGGTAGTCATCTTCCCAAAACATATCAAAGAGAAAGACTTAAACGACATGGTTCTCGCTGGACATGACGTTCAATCTCTGGTAGAATGCAACACATACAGCGGACTAGAAGCAAAACTTAAACTGAACGAATGGAAAAAGGTATGACAATCAACGTAGAGAAGCGCGACGGGTCCATCGAACCTCTCAACCTTGAGAAGATCCATAAGATGGTTGAAGAGGCGTGTGAGGGTCTCTCAGGAGTCTCTGCTAGTCAGGTAGAGATGCACTCGAATATCCAATTTCATGACGGCATCACTACAGAAAACATCCAAGAGATTTTGATTCGTTCTGCATCAGATCTGATCAGTTTGGACAACCCAAACTATCAGTATGTTGCTTCTCGTCTGCTCATGTTCTCTCTCCGTAAGCAGGTGTTCAATAAATCTGTGTGGCAGGATGGTATGCCGACGCCATACGATGTTGCATTGTATAACGTTACTGTTAATAAGGTCTATGACGAAGACCTTTTGGATAAATACAGTGACGAAGACTGGGCAAAGCTCAATAACTACATTGACCACGGTCGTGACTACCTGTTTTCCTATGCAGGTTTGCGTCAAGTAGTTGACAAGTATTTGGTGCAGGATCGCAGCAGTGCTGAGGTGTATGAAACGCCTCAATACATGTATTTGTTCATTGCTATGACACTGTTTGCTGATTATCCAGCAACCCAACGTCTCGACTATGTTCGTAGATACTACAATGCAATCAGCAAACACAAAATCAACATTCCCACACCTATCATGGCGGGAGTGCGAACTCCACTTCGACAATTTGCTAGCTGTGTGCTTATTGATAGCGATGACACCCTCGATTCTATCTTTAGCAGTGATATGGCAATTGGCAAATACGTTGCACAACGTGCGGGAATCGGCATCAACGCAGGCAGAATCCGTGGCGTCAACAGTAAAATCCGAGGTGGAGAAGTCGCGCACACAGGTGTTGTCCCATTCCTTAAAAAGTTTGAGAGCACTGTCAGATGCTGCACTCAAAATGGCATCCGAGGTGGAAGTGCAACTGTCCACTTCCCAATCTGGCACCAAGAAATCGAAGACATCATCGTTCTAAAGAACAACAAAGGAACCGAAGACAATCGTGTTCGTAAACTAGATTATTCTATCCAAATTTCTAAGTTGTTCTATGAACGATTCATCAAAAACGAAGAGATCACCCTCTTCAGTCCGCATGATGTTCCTGGTTTGTATGACGCTTTTGGCACTGATGAGTTCGATGATCTCTATCGCCAGTATGAATCTGATGGATCAATTCCAAAGCGATCTATCGGTGGTCAAGAACTGGTTCTGGCACTCCTGAAGGAGAGAGCAGAGACTGGTCGCATGTATATCATGAACATCGATCATTGCAACTCTCATTCTTCCTTCAAAGATAAGGTAAATATGAGTAACCTGTGCCAGGAGATTACTCTCCCCACAGATCCTCTGCAACATATCGATGGTGAAGGAGAGATTGCCTTGTGCATTCTGTCTGCTATCAACGTTGGTAAGTTGAAAAATCTAGAAGACATGGAGGAACTTTGTGATCTTGCTGTTCGTGGTTTGGAAGAACTGATCGACTACCAGAACTACCCTGTAAAGGCAGCAGAACAAAGCACTAAGAACCGTCGCAGTCTTGGTGTTGGATTTATCGGTCTAGCACATTACTTAGCACGTAACGGAGAACACTACGATGACCCAGGAGCATGGAAACTCGTCCACAAACTTACTGAATCTTTCCAGTATTATCTACTCAAGTCTTCCAACACGTTGGCAAAAGAAAAAGGAGCGTGTGGATATTTCCATCGCACCAAGTATTCAGATGGTATCCTCCCAATCGACACTTACAAGCGTGAAGTCGATCAAATCTGTGGAGAAGAACTGAATCATGATTGGGAAAGTCTTAGAGCATCTATCGCCACCCACGGTCTTAGACACAGCACATTGTCCGCACAAATGCCTTCAGAAAGCAGTTCCGTTGTGTCAAACGAAACCAATGGCATCGAACCACCTAGAGCATACTTGTCCATTAAAAAATCAAAGAAAGGACCTCTTAAGCAAGTTGTTCCACAATACAATACCCTGAAGAACAACTACACATTGCTTTGGGAAATGAAAGATAACTCAGGTTACATCAACGTAGTCTCTGTTATGCAAAAGTTCTTTGACCAAGCAATTTCTGGTAACTGGAGTTACAATCCAGAAAATTATCCAGACAATAATGTCCCTGTCTCGGTGATGGCAGGTGATCTTTTGAATACATATAAGTATGGTTGGAAAACTTCATACTATCAGAACACATATGATAGTAAGACAGACCCAATTGACGAAGCACCACCAGAAGAAGAGAAATCTGTAGAGGATCTTCTCCAACAAATTTTAAACACCGAGGAGGAAGCTTGTGACAGCTGTGCAATTTAAAGTCAGTGACGGATACAAAAAGAATAATCAGATTGAAGGCATGACTGTCTTCAATAAAAATATTGTAGATACAACCAAGCAACATATGTTCTTCGGACCTCCTCTGGGGGTCCAGCGTTACGATAATTTCAAGTATCCTGTCTTTGACAAGTTGACACAGCAGCAACTAGGATATTTCTGGCGTCCAGAAGAGGTTTCTCTCCAGAAAGATCGTGCAGATTATCAGCAACTACGTCCCGAACAGAAGCATATCTTCACTTCAAACCTGAAGTATCAGATCATGTTGGACTCTGTTCAGGGTCGTGGTCCTGGTATGGCATTTATGCCTTACTGTTCACTTCCTGAACTAGAATCTGCTATGAGCATCTGGCAGACCATGGAGATGGTTCACAGTCGCTCTTACACTCACATCATTAAGAACATCTACCCCGATCCTTCGGTGGTTTTTGATGCAATTATCACTGATGAGAAGATTCTGGAACGTGCAACTAGTGTCACTCAAGCATACGATGAGTTCTTGCAAGCAGCACACCTGTATGACACAGGTAATATGTGGAGAGAAGACTTCAAAGACTCCCCTACTGCCTCGTGGGAACTTAAAGAACTGAAGCGTAAATTGTATCGTGCTGTCGCCAACGTCTATATACTAGAAGGCATTCGTTTCTACGTATCGTTTGCTTGTTCGTTCGCTTTCGGTGAGAACAAACTGATGGAAGGCAACGCTAAGATTATTTCTCTCATTGCGAGAGATGAATCGCAGCACATGACCATCACTCAGAACATTCTTAACAAATGGAAGCAGGGCGATGACCCTGAAATGGTTGAGATTGCACGAGAAGAAGAGAAGAACGTCTATGAGATGTTCAAAAAGTGTGTAGAAGAAGAGGTGATCTGGGCAGACTACTTGTTCCGTGATGGTTCAATGATTGGTCTGAACGCAAAACTCCTTCAGAAGTATGTTGAATGGACTGCGAATCGTCGCATCAAGTCCATTGGACTGAAACCTATCTTTGATGCTCCCCTTAACAATAATCCACTACCATGGACAGAACATTGGTTGTCGTCTAAAGGACTGCAAGTAGCACCCCAGGAAACAGAAGTCGAATCATATGTTATTGGGGGTATCGCACAAGATGTTGAGGAAAATACTTTCGCAGGTTTTCAACTATGACAGAAAAAGTTCCAGAGTGGAAGCGCAGAGCATTGGCAGACCCAGATCTGCCACAGAAACACTGGCATCTACTGAACCTAGGTCCGATGAGTCTAGCAGAGGCGTTCATTCTGGGAGCAATAAAACTAAAGTATTCCCTTTCCCAGACCCATGGGACGGGGACTGGAACGACGCGGTAATCAATTGGGCACTATGGCATGAAAACACAAAGCGCGAAGGCGAAGGGAAGGAATCTCCAGAAGTGGGTGAGACAGAAACTGATTGAGATGCTCGATGTTCATCCTGAGGACATCGAGTCTCGGTC